AGAAGAAGTAAAAGAAGAAAAAGTTGAACAACCTAAAGAACAATTGTTCAATCAAGAACAAGTCAATAATATCATCAAGTCAAGATTGGAGTCTGAAAAAGCTAAATATCAAAGACAATTAGATGAGCAGAAAAAAGCAGAGGAAGAAGTTGTAAAGCAGAAACAGATAGCTGATGCCAAAACAAAAGCTGATCTTGAAAAACTTATGCAACAAAGGATAGCTGAAAAAGAAGCTGAAATACAAAAGTTTAAATCTGAAATAAAAAAAGAAAAGATAGATAATTCTTTGTTATCAGTTGCTTCAAAAAATAATGCTATAAATCCTCAACAAGTTGTTGATTTGGTAAAGAACCAAATAAGATTAAGTGATGATAATCGTATAGAAGTTCTTGATAATAATAATAACATTCGTTATAACCAAGCAGGAGAACTCTTAACAATTGAAGAAAAAGTTCAAGAGTTTTTAAAGGCAAACCCACATTTTTCGTTAAGTGGCAAGTCTGGAGTAGGAAGCCAGAGTTCTGTCGAAGGTAAAACTGTAAAACCATTTAATATTCAGGATTTAGACATGAGTAAGCCAGAAGATCGTAAGCGATATGCAGAATATCGTAAAGAACGAGATTCAAGACCTACTCAAATAAACTTAACAAATAAATAATAAGGAAACAAAACAATGGCAAACGAAAGCACAAGTTCTACACTATCGGAACTATACACAGAGATAGTGGCAGAAGCATTGTTCGTAGCAAGTGAAAGATCAATTATGAGACCACTTGTAAGAAACTATGCTGTAACTGGTGGTGGAAAGTCAGTTGAAGTTCCAATATACTCCGCAGTTTCTGCGGCAGCAGTATCGGAAGCATCTGATTTATCTAACACAGCAATCGACCCAACTTCAGTAACAATAACTTGTTCTGAAAATGGAATCATGACAACTCTTACTGATCTAGGTAGAAATGCAGCTCCAAGAAATGTAGCAGCAGATATTGGTAGATTATTCGGAGAAGCGATTGCAAAAAAAGTTGACACAGATTTAACTGCACTATTCGGTGGTTTTTCAACTACTGTTGGTTCAGCTTCAACTGCTATGTCAGCAGCGTTAATTTTCCAAGCAGTAGCAAAATTAAGAGCTGCTGGTGTTCCAGGAGAAAACTTAAATGCTGTGATCCACCCACAAGTAGCATTTGACTTGAAATCAGGTCTTACAAATACATTTGCTAACCCAAATCCAGGAGTTGGTAATGAAGCATTAAGAACTGGTCTAGTAGGTCAAATAGCTGGAGTGAACATATTTGAAACATCAAATATTGCAGACTCATCTGGTAATAATCCAGGAACAACTGGAGATTACAAAGGTGCTGTATTCCACTCTGACGCTTTAGGTTTAGCAATGATGCAAGACCTTAAAATTGAAACTCAAAGAGATGCGAGTTTAAGAGCAGACGAGATAGTAGCAACAGCAGTATATGGAGTTGGCGAATTAGACGACTCTAAAGGTTGTGAAATAGAAGCAGACTCATCAATCCAATAATAATTGGATTATTTGTGAGGGTAGGCAACTACCCTCACATTAAACAATGGAGAAGTTATGAATATAAAATTGACAAATGGTAAAAAAATTATAGTGAGATCAAAAATACAATATGAAGCAAACGTAAAACATTTTGAAATGAGAGGATTTTATCCAGTAGATTCAGAAAAAAAAGTTGCTTCAACTAAACCTAAGAAAAAAAAAGCGGAGTAAATAATGAGAAAATTTTTTAAATATATAATTTGTAAAATTTTGTGCATAAAAGAATGTATGTGCGGAAAGAAAAAATAAATGTCTAATTATACTGGAGCGAATGTAATCACAACATCTGATGTTCTTAAGTATCAACCAGATGCTTTTGATTTTGGAATATCTACAACTGCAACTGAAACTGTTAATTTTTTAGCACAAACAACAAATGATATTTTGAGAGAGTTAAGAACTAGATGGTTTCCAGTTTATAAAACAAATGTTTATACTGATATAACTGTTTTAAATACTGTTGAGATGGATAATACAAAAGTTAATTTAGATCAATTTGAAAGAGCTGGTGTTTATTTATTTCTTGGTAGATTTTATTTACCTGCATTATCAAAATTTAGACCAGAAACAGATAAAGATAGATTTGAAAGAATGGCAGAATATTATATGTCAGAATACAATAAAGAGTTTAGATTGATTCTTGAAGATGGAGTTGAATACGATTCTACTGGAGACGGCAGCATTGTAAGTAACGAAAGAGAACCTTTGCATGGTTCAAGACGATTAGTTAGATAATGTCTATTAAATTTAATATTAAAACAAATCAAAAAAAACTAGCAGCTAAATTTAAAAAGTTAGGTGCAAAATTACCAAGAATTATTGACAAAGGTGTTAAACAAGCTGGGTTTCAATTAGTTGAAATTATAAGAACAAAAACAAAAAAAGGTATAGATTTTAACGATAGTCCCTTTGCACCATATTCTGAGGGTTACTTAAATAAATTAAATCGAGAGGGTAAAAAGACAATAGTAGATTTATTTTATACTGGTCGAATGTTAGGTTCATTAACTCCATCATCTGTTAAAAAGACAGGCAAACATAAAGTTTCAATAAATTTCACAAATGCAGAAATGAGAAAAAGAGCATTATTTAACCAAGTATTGAATGACCCTAAAAGAAAATTTTTTGGTTTTAATAGTAGAACAGAAAAAATTATAAGTAAGCAATTCAAAAGATTTGTAGAAAAAGAGTTAAGGAATTTTAGAATATGAGTACAAGAGAAAACATAGCATCTAATTTACTTACCGTTATTAGTAATATATCAAGTCCCGATGTTAGAAAAGCAACTAGACAACCTTTTCCAATAGATGAACTATCACAAGCACAATATCCAGCAGTTATAGTTCAAACATCTGAAGAAACAAGAGACGACTCAGAATTAGGTAGTGGTGCAAAAACAAGACATGGCACTATTGATTTTGTTATATCAGGTTTTGTGAAAGGTGCAGAAACCAATATAGACACCAAAAGAAATGAATTGATAACAGCTATTGAAACTGCTATTGAAACTGATATTACTAGAAATGGTAATGCTTTGGATACAATGGTAGTATCTTGTGAAACTGATGAGGGTTCATTATTTCCAGTAGGTGCTATCAGAATGACTATTAGATGTATGTATGAGTATCAATCAGGAACACCATAGGAGAAAAATATGGAAAAAATATTAGATAAAATTGAAAAGAAAATAGAAAAAAAAGAAGAATATCTTGATAAAATTTCTATGCTTGATGAAGAAATCAAAGATTTACTTAATGAAGCTAGAGAATCTGTATCAGAACAAGATGAAGATTTTGATTATGATGAAGAAGATGAAGATATTGACGAAGAAGAAGAAAACTAATACAAGAGATTATTATGGCAAAAGATATAGTTTTATATAAAAGCGATCAAGTTGTTAAAATAAATGAAACTCAACTTGATAATTTTTTAGAACTTGGCTATAAGCTAGAAAAAGAGAAACAATCAACAAGTAAGAAGGACAAAAACAAATGGCAACACATCACGGAAAAGAAGGAGTCGTAACTGCTGGTGGAACTGGTATTGGAGAACTTACTGGTTTTACATTAGAAACTACTGGAGATGTTGTAGAAGATACAGCTTTAACAGATGCGGCAAAATCATTCTTAGCTGGAAGAACATCATTTTCAGGAACTTTAGAAATGAACTATGATGAAACTGATTCACCACAACAAACTTTAACAGTAGGAACTTCTATATCTTTTGTTTTATTACCAGAAGGAAATGATTCTGGAGATGAAAGTTTTACTGGTACAGGGATTATTACTGGAATGTCAGTAGCAAATGCTATGGACGCAGTAATTAGTAGATCAGTTACTTTTCAAGGTACAGGAACATTAACAAGAGGTACTGTCTAATATTAATTTATGTCAGTAATTGACCGAGTTAAAACTCATTTTGATTCACTTCAAACTATTAAGATTGAAGTAGAAGAATGGAAAGATGAACACGGCAACCCATCTGTATTTTATTCAGAACCTTTAACACTAGAAGAAAAAAACATTATCTTTAAAAAGTCTAGTAACTTCCAAGACTTAAATGTTCTTGTTGATTTGCTTATAATGAAGTTAAAAGTCAAAAATGATAAAGGTGATTTAATAAAAGCATTTCAACCTGAAGATAAATTTGCTTTAAGAAAAAAAGCAGATTCAAATGTTATAGCTACTGTTGCCAATAAAATCCTTGTAGATACAAACTACGAGGAAGCCGAAAAAAAGTAACTAGCGACCCAGATACGAGGTCGCTGTTAGTCATAGCAGACAGATTACATCTCACAATCCAAGAAGTTTTAGAAATGCCAGTAAGTCATTATAATCTTTGGTTAGCTTACTTGAAAAAAGAACAAGATGAGTATAAAACAAGAACAACACTAGCTGAAGCGAAAAGGTATAAAACATAATGGCAAATCAAAGACTTAATATAGATATAGTCGCAAAAGATAAATCTCAACAAGCATTAGGTAGATTACAAGGTAATTTACAAAAAGTTAAACAATCTGTATTTAATTTAAGAAATGCTTTTATAGGATTAGGTGCTGGTCTAGTTTTAAGAGGATTTTTTAATGCTGGTGTTCAAATAGAAAATCTTGAAGTTCAGTTAAATGCTTTATTTAAGTCAGCAGAAAAAGGTAAAAATGCACTTAAAACTTTAACAGCTTTTGCGGCAACAACACCATTTGAATTATCTAATATTCAACAAGGTGTAACTGCACTTGTTACTGTAAGAAAACAAGCTAAAGAAGCTGGAATATCATTTGAAGAATTATTAACTATTACAGGTAACACAGCAGTTATTCTCGGTGGAGATTTTGCTTTAGCCGCTTTACAAATTCAAAGATCATTTAGTGCTGGTATCTCTAGTGCAGAACTATTTAGAGAACGAGGTGTAAAAGCAATGGCTGGTTTCAAAGAGGGAGTCAGCATTAATGCTAAACAATCAGCAATAGGTTTGAAAAATGCTTTTGGTAAAAATGGAGAATATGGGAAATTAATGCAAGATTTAGCCAAAACTACATTTGGAACTATATCAAACTTAAAAGATGCTTTTTTTATATTTCAAGTAGATGTAGCACAAGGTTTTTTTGGTGCATTAAAAGAAAATTTAGGCGATCTTAAAAAGACAGTAGAAGCAAATAGAAAAGAAATTGCAGAGTTTGGTGCAATGATTGGAGCTGGTTTAAGTTCAGCTATACAATTTACAGCAAAAGCCGCTAAATTATTAAAAGATAATTTAACTCTTATTATTGAAACAGTTAAAATTCTTATAGCATTTAAACTTATAAAATTTTTCTATAATCTTTCAACCGCAATAATGGCGGCACGAGGTTCTATGTTGCTTTTCAACAAAGCAGTTAGAAAAAACTTATTAATAGGTGGTGCGGCACTTTTAATTTCACAATTAGATAAAATTATTAAAAAAATAAAAGAGATTAGAGGAATATCAGATGAAACAAATATTGATACAGAAACACAAAAACCTGTTATAGGCATAAAAAAACAAATACCTGAAGCGACAATGATTGATAAAATAAGGTTTCAATTTGAAGTTTTAATGAAAACAATAGAAGATGGTAACAAAAATAAACTTGAAAAATTTAAAGATAATTTTAAAAAAATAGGAGAAATTATTGGAACTTCAGTTAATGAGGGAATAACTAAAATGTCAAATGGTCTTGCAAGGTCAATAATTTTAGGAGAAAACCTTGCAGAAACATTTAGAAAAATGGCACAAGAATTAGCAGTAAGAGTATTAGGTGCAATTATTGAAATTATAGCAAGAAAAACTGTTGAATTAGCCATTGAGAGGTTAATTACAAAAGAAAAAGTAAAACAAGCTCAATTATCAAGTCAACAATCAATGGGAAGTACATTGTCAAGTGTATTCTCTTTTGCTACTAAATTTTTTGACAAAGGCGGTGCAGTAAGAAAAGGACAACCCGTTGTAGTAGGTGAAAGAGGAGCAGAATTATTTATACCAAATCAAACTGGACAAATTACACAAAGTGCAAGAGGTTTAGGTTCGAGTCCAGTTAATGTTAATTTTAGTATCAATACTATGGACGCAAGAGGATTTGAAGAAATGTTAGTACAAAACAGAGCAACTATATCAAGTATTATTAACCAAGCAGTTAATGAAAGAGGGAGTAAAAATTTAGTATAATGTCAGGAGCTTTCCCAATATCAACCGCAAAATTTGAAACTTTAGGTATAAGATCAATTCAAAAAACAATTATATCTAAATCAGATAGTGGCAAAAAATTAGCAAGACAAATAGATGGACAACGATTTGCTTTTACAGCTAGAATTATTACAGCTAAAAGATCAGATGTTTATGGAGACCTGATGGCTTTTATAATTAAACAAAGATCAGGAAAAGAAAATTTTACAATTATTCCACCTGAAATAGAAGATGCTAGAGGAAATGAAACTGGAAGTGTTTTAGTGAATGGTGTTCACGCAGTTGGAGATACAACAATAGCAATGGACGCTTTTGCTGGTAATGGTGATGGTCGTTTTAAAGCAGGAGATTTTATTAAATTTGCATCACATACAAAAGTTTATATGGTTGTCTCTGATGTAACTTCATCAAGCAATGCTGCAACTGTTACTATTGAACCACCTTTAATAACAGCGTTAGCAGATGACTCAGCAGTTACTTACGACAATGTTCCTTTTACTGTTTTTCTTACAAGCGACATTCAAGAGTTTGGTGTAGTCAATACAGATAATTCTGGCAATCTATTATATCAGTTTGAGTTTGATGTCGAAGAAGCAATCTAAAATTAAATATTGGCTTAATGTTGATATATTGGCAGAAGAAATAATTGATGAAGAAATTGAAGATGCTGATATGTTAAAATTGAAAAATTACGAATATCCAAGTAAAGATGCTAATTACATAGTTTTAGGAAGTATAAAAGTTAAAAGGAGAACAATAGAAGATGCCGAGAACATTAGCAACAGCATTACAAAACGAACTAGCAACAAATAATGTACAACCAGTACATCTTATTACTATTAGTTTCGGTACTCCCGTAAATATAACAGATGCAGCTTTTGACCTAACATCTTCAATATCTGGATCAAGCGTAACTTATTCTGCATCAGATTTTATAATGGGTATTTCTAATTTTACCGAAGAAACTGATATTACAAAACAAACTTTGGATTTGACATTATCAGGAGCAGATCAAGCATTTATATCAACTTGCCTAAATGAAAATGTTGTAAATGATGCAGTAACAATATTCAGAGCTTTTTTAGATGATAGTAATAGTATTATTGATAATCCTTTCATATTATATAAAGGAACAATAGATACATTTCAAATCTTAGAAAAAGATAAAGAGAGTAATGTTGTTCTAAAGATTGTATCTCATTGGGCAGATTTCGAAAAAACAAGTGGTCGTAAAACAAATAATACTTCTCAGCAGAGATTTTTCAGTACAGATGTTGGAATGGATTATTCTTCAGAAACGGTTTTAGACATCAAGTGGGGTAGAACATAATGCCATTTGGAAAAATTTTTAGAACTGTCTCAAAAGTTATTACTGCACCAATAAAAATATTTAGTAAAGCATTTAGTTGGTTACAACCTAAAATAGATATACCTGATTTTAGTGTAGGTGAATTTGATGATTTTGAAAAAGGCGTTTTACTAAATAAACAATCAAATGACGCTGCAATCCCAGTTGTTTATGGAACAAGACTTATTGGCGGAACAAGAGTTTTTTTACAAACATCTGGAACAGATAATGAGTTTTTGTACATGGCTTTAATTTTATCTGAGGGAGAAATAAATGCTATCTCAGAAATTAGAGTAGATGATAAAGTTGTAACATTTGATGGTTCTTTAGCTGATAACACACAAAGAGACGTAGCCAGTTCAGACTCTAATTTTTACAAAGATTCTGTTTCATATATTAGGATAGAACCTCATTTTGGAGCTGATGATCAAAGTGCATCTAGTTTATTATCTACTTTATCAAGTTGGGGATCAAATCATAAATTATCTGGAATTGCATATTTAGCTCTAAGGTTTAAATGGAATCAAGATATATTTGGCACGGTTCCAAAAGTGCAAGCTATAATACAAGGTAGAAAAGTATCAACATTTAACTCAAGTTCTGTTGAAACAACTGGTCAGTTCT